CATTGATAACTCTGCGCTAATAGTTGATACTTCTTTAATTATCTTTCTATATGATATTGCAGCAGTGTTTTGTTTAATAGCATTTTGAAGAATAGAATCTGCTGACTTACCTGTAAGTAACGAGAACTTCTGAACACCAGCAGCTTCTTCAGCTGATAGTCCCATTTGTTTTGTCATTAGAACCTGACTTTGTACCATTCTATCTGTAAACAGAGCATTAGTTTCTAATGAGTTTTGCAACTCTAATGTCCCACTTGCTAAGTTTCTAACTGATAAAAATCCTTTATCTAACGCCTCTACTAATTTATTACCTTCAATAGATGTTTTTGTAAACGTTTTAAATATCGCATTTGCTGAATCTCTTGATACACCTAAATTATTTGATAGAGAGGTTACGCTCTTATCCATCTCCATTACACCTGACACCAAAGCTTTCATACCAGCCGCTAAAGCTAAGAAGTTGACAACTGGGTTTTTTAATAGCCCTACTAATTGTGTAGCGATTGCTTTAAAGCCTGCGGTAAAACTTGTTAAGAATGCGTCTGATATAATATCAAACTTCATGAACTGTCCTAGAACAGGTATCTTAGATATGAAACTAAATGCTTTCGCTAAAGCCGAGGCTTTTAAACTCATCTTTACAAACTTATCGTTCTCGCTTGCTAATATATCATCCGTGTCTTGTAAATACTTCAATGCTTTTCCTAGAGCTTCATGTTCTTGTACCGCCAATTTCAATCTATTCCTAGCGTCATTTGTAATTTTAAACTTACTATCTAGTACTCTTGTGCTTATATCTTCTATTGATGTCTCTTGAAGTTTAGCTTCTTTAGCTGACGCTTCAATAGTTTTACCTAAAGAACTTCTAAGACCTTCAGTATCCTTGATTTTTTTATTAACAGCTAAAATAGATACATAAGAGGTACCCAATCTATTGTATAAAGCTACAGTATCGTTTAATATATACTTAACTTGAGTGGCATTATTAAAAACGTCTTTAGTAAAAGTAGAAGAAGTCTCAAACTTTTTAGCTAGTTCTTTCGCTTGATCTACCGCTGAAAATAAATCTATCTTTATCCCCTCAATATCCGAGGCTATATTTCGGACGTCATTTAAATCTCCTAGTGGGTTATCGGCCATATTGTAGCTTTATATATAAATATCAAAAGCCGCTATTTTTTAGGAGCGGCTTTGGATGTAACGAAGTCTGGTTTGAAATCTTTACGCTTAGCAAGGTCTTCCATGGTCATGGTTGTACCCTTACTATTGGCTTTATCGACTGCGTCATTGTGTTCTTTGATCTTATCAGCCACCTTTTTGATGTTGATAAGCCTGTAGGCTATAGGCATGTGATATGCCATCTCATAGCTGATTCCTCCGTTCGTATTCATTGATAACCAGAGGATTTCGTCAAACATGAAGGATCTATACTCCGAGGTCAGGCCAAAAAAAGTCAACCGTCATCGGCAAACTAAGGCCCTCCACTACCTCTCCGCTCTTAGTTGTGAAGTTAAACTTCATTAAGATGTCTGGGGTTACAGATGTAATATACTTTCTTAGGGCTTGAGAGTCCTGCATTGGCATGCTTTTAGAGAAATCTCTGATAGATTTTTGATCTCTGTTGCCGTTGATAGCCACAATTGAGTTACCTAACCTAACTGTGATGTCACCTGACATGTTCTTGCTGATCTTTTGCATGCCTTTTAGCTCTGCTTCGATGTTGTTTTCGTCTTTATGGCTTAAAATCTTGAATGTGACTGTCACTTTGGACATAGGTAAAGTGAAATCAAACTCGTTGATACCCTCTTTTACCTGGGTCCAATCGATTTCTTTCTCTTTTAACTGGCTTAAGTCCACTGTTATCTCCTCAGATTCTCTAGTAGAAGGGTCTGTGTACTTGAATGTGTAGTTACTACCGTAGGCTAGGATTCTAGCCCCTACCATAATGGCATTCTTATCACCTACTAAAAGCTCGTTGTAGTCGATTTTAGTGGCTATAATAGCCTGTAAGAACTTGTCAATGACTAATCCTTGCTGAATGTAGTTACGATTGGTTAAAATGTCCTCGTGGTAAGCTGTTGGGAGGTTTAATTCGATTACCCCTGAGCTTAATGGACTTTCCTTTGAGTATAACTTACCTTTTGAAGGTAGGTCTAAAGGTTGGGTGGGTGTTTTAAAAACTTGATTTTCTGACATAAACTTTGTTTTTTATATAAAAATATATATATTTAAACTTTCTTAAAAAATAAAAACCACGACCGGTCTAAGAATCGTGGAGTTTCGAATATTCCTGAGGTAGCAGGGCGCTTATTTAACTAAACCTTCCTTAATCACGTACTTCAACATAGCTTTAGCTACTTTCTCTTCATCTAATTCACCACCAGCTGCTTTCTTAAGCTCCATAGCTTTACCAACTGGCATCTTGTTCATGATTCTATCTAAGGTATCTTTGTCTTTAATAACTTTGCTCATATGCTTTCTAATGCCTTTTAGGTGCCCTTCAGCGTCCTTTTCAGCTTGAGCTGCGTCTTTCTCTTCTAATATTGATTCGTGGCCTGTAAGAGCCTCTAATGCAGCTTGAGCAGCACCTATGTGCTTCATTACCTTTTCAGCGTATTTACCATGCTTCTTATCTTTAGGAGATTCTGTGATAGCTTTTAAACCATCGATCACTTCTGCGATCTTACCAGCTAAGTCGTGAGATAATGGGGTCTCTGTTGAATCCATTTCTGTTTCCGGTAATTTTAACTTTTCTGATGATGAATCAGTTGGATCGTCTTCTACTACGGTTACGCCTGCAGCTTGAGCAGCTTTTATTTTCGGAGCTTTCTTAGGATCGTTTTTTTGAACTACCATTTTATCAACTTCTTCTAGTTCTTCTTTAAGAACTTTCTTAATCAAGTTGTTTAATTTCTCTATTTGTGTCATGGTTTTTTTATTTTCGTAAAGATCTTTTGAATAATCTTTATAGTGATTTATTAATATATGTAATCGAAAATTGTATTGTTGTAAAAATAAATTAAAATATTCGATGTTTTCTTTATATTTTTCATCAATCAAGGGTAAATCAAGAACGTTTTTTATGTTTTTTAATATCCTTGGTTCTTGATCTACAATAAGATCAAAAAATTCAATCATCTCTTTTTTCTGATCATCATCAGGTCTATGCTCAATATGATTTTTTAAAATCTTTTTTAAGTTGCCTTTTGTGTCTTTCAATTTATTAAAAAAGTCAATTATCTCTTTTTTCTGATCATCATCATGTCTATTGGGATCAAAAGCTTTGGGTTGTAATTGATTAAGTATATCTTTAGAAAAATTTTTTAAAGGCCATTTTTCCTGAGCTTTTTTTACTTTTTCAGTTAATTCCTTCGTTATCAGTGCCATATCCCTAGTCGCTTCTATAGCCTTTATGCGTTTATCTGAAGATTCAATAGCTTCTAATAGTTTATCGTGATGTTTCTTTGCCATATTATATGATATAAATATCAGGTTTAAGGTCAGAACAAAAAATCCCTATACGAATATAGGGACTTTTGTCTATAATTACAATTATTTCTATTAGAAATTTAAAACCATACCTGAGTTTCCTAAGGTTAGCTCAATAGTTGTGTAAGCGTCAGCTGACCAGTCCCAGTCACCAAAAGAACTTACGTTCTTAATGTATGCCTTCTTGATCACCCATTCGTTTACTACGTTACCTACTGGATCGATAGCGTTGAAAGTGATGTCCTTCCAATAGAAGTCACCATATCCTGCTCTACCAGTTACAGTTTCGTAACCTAAACGTGCCCATTCCATTACAGCTTGAGCTCCACTAGGAGAAACCGGGTTATATAAGCTCAATGTTACGTCGTTCCATCTGCGTTTTGCACGGAATTTAACGTAAGAGTTGATATGATCGATGATAACTTCACCGTCATCGTATCCTATTCCACCTACTTTTTTGATCAAGTATGATTGGATTCCGTCGATGTACATTACGAACCTGTGCTGTAATATCGGTTCGAACATGGTTCCTAACATATCGTCTGTACTAAGTAATGCCATTTTATATTAATTTAGTTCTTGTTAATAAATATTAGATTATTGGAAAGTTGCTCCTGTTGCGGTTACGTTAAACTCTAACAAGATGAATTCGATGCCTTTAGCTGGAGAGATATAGATCTTACCTACTAATTGGTTACGATCGATTACGTCGTTAGTATTCAATGTATCGTCAATTTGAACACGGAAAGCGTATAAACCTTGACGAGTTTGTACATTTTCCATATATGGAGTAATAGCGTTTACTAGTTTGTTACGAGTAACTGTTGTGTTGTTTTCAAACACATAGTTGTTAGCAACACCGCTGATGTAAGTACGTAAGTTGATTAACAATCTACGAACGTTGATGCGGTTTAAAGCTGTGTCTTTAACTTGTAAAGTCTTTTGTCCCCAGATTACTACACCTGAGTTAGGGAATTTAGCGATTGGGTTAACACGACCAGCGTATAATGTATCTCTATCTGATTTGCTCAATCTGATGTAAGTATCAGCTGCACCTACAACGCCTCTGTTAAGACCTGCTGGAGCGAACCACTCTGCAGATACCTTGTCGCTGTAAGCATAAACTGCTGGAACAACTACTGAAGCTGGAACAAAGATATCTTTAGAACTACCTAAGTCACGTACCTTCACCCAAGGGAAGTATACTGCTGAGTAGCTAGAATCTAAAGGAGCTGCTGTAGAAACTGCTGTTGTAACTGTAGCTGCTACACCTGTTAAGTCACGGATGTAAACTGCGTCTGTACGAGTTTCTGCTGCTGTTTGAGCTAAAGCTGTTACAGCTGAGTGATATTGTTCGATTACACCAGGTAATGCTAATAAGTCAAATGCGTATTCTTCTGTGTTAGTTAAGATAGTTAAGGCTTTGCCATAAGCTAATGTACCAGCAGAAGTGCTAGTAGATAAGTTTAAACCAAATACGTTAGTACCATCAGCTGCGATTGATGAACCCATCTTCTTGATAGTAGTAATGTTCATACCATCTGTGCCACCTTGCATAGGTAAAGTAAATTTAGCTTCACCAGCGGATTTAGTAAAGTTGGTGTTTGAACCAGTTGCTGCTGTTGAAGGTACTGGATTTAAGTAGTTAAGGTTATCTGGGTTAGAATAATCAAATCCACCATAAACAGTAGAAGAACCTGTTAATGTTGCTGCGGCTGGTAAACCATATCCTGTGAATCCTGCGATAGTTTCATAAACTGCTTCGTATCCGTTTGGAACTAACAATGGATGAGTTGAACCGTTTTTAACTGCGTCTGTAACTTCTACACGGATGTAGTTAGAGTTATTAGCGTAGTCACCGTTTTCTACTACTCTTGCTGTAGCTTCACTGTAAACAAGATACTTGTCACCGATTGCTTTAGGTAAGAAATTAGCAGAATTAGGATCTAAAGTCATTCCAATATATTGCTCTATGATTGAAGGTGCTCTATCTGTATCGTTCCATTGACGAACTAATACGTCGAATGTAGAATAAGTGCTTGCGTTTGAACCAGATGCGATGTTAGAAATAGAAACTTTAATATCTCTGTTAGTAGCA